GTCCTGCAGGCTGCCGCCAGTGCCGCGAATACCAGCAGCAATACCAAGGAAAGCTTTTTCGGCATCGCGTACGTTGCCACCCGCGCCAAGAACAGAAGCGGACAGTTGCGTGAACTGCCTCGTAATCTGCTCCTGCGGAATCGCCAGCCGCTGACTGGTTGTATTGATGAAATCAAGAGCTTGCTGGTACGAAACCGAATCCTCGGTGACCAGCTTCAATGCCGTTCGTTGCCTTTCAATCGACGCGGTATAGCTGGCCAGCCCTGCAACCTGCTGCCCCATCATTCCGGCCTGGGCGCCAATCGCACCACCAGCAGCCATACCAGCAAGACCGAACGGTGCGCCAGCCAGAGCGCCAACAGCGCCAAGCGGACCGCCAAACACACCAGCAGCAGCAACCGTGCCAGCGCCCCTAGCAAGCCCCATCAGGCGACCAGTGCCACCACCGGGCTGTACTTTTTTCAGTTGTGCCTCAAGTTTCGCTGCTTCAGCGTTTGCTTGTTTGAATTCAGCAGTGCCAATCTCAACGCTATTTGCAATCTCACGCCATGCATTTGCATAGCCTTTGAGATTATTGATGCTGTTCGCAGAAGTCTGTTGAATCTTTCTCAGTTCATCAGATACTTCTTTGAAATTGACGTTTGCAGCCGCAGCTTGTTGCCCCAGATTCTTGAAGCTGCCAGACAACCTCGTGAGCTGCTCACCGCCCTGTTGCTTAATCCTCAGCAGCAGCTCAGTGGTTTGGCTCATTTGCGTTTGCTGTTCAGAACGGCTAGGGCAGCCATTTCCATCACCTGCACGCCTTCGAAGATGGCAACAGGATCCTTGACTGAATACAGCTTACAGAGCCATTCCAAACTCGGGTAGATCAGTCCCGTCAATCCAGCCATGCTCGTGTGCCATTGCGTCGACATGCGGATGAACATCAACACAACTTCCCAGTTCTCCTCCCAGATCTCACAGTCCTGCTGTGCAGTTTGAAGACGTGCAGCGGCGATCTGCTCTTCGCTTGCGCCAAGAGCCTTCAGGTCGGCCTCACGTTCGTCTACAACGCCGCCTTTCGCCCAGTACTCAGCGGCGGCCTTTAGTTTTTTGCCGGCGCTCCAGTGACGCTATCGGCATACGCCTGAATCAAAGCCTTCATGACGTAAGGGTCGTCACACAGCTCCTTCTTGTTCTTTTGCGTAAAAGCAATGTCTTTTCCGTCTTCGTCCTTGATGCCATCCCAGCTTTCAAGGATCCCATCAACAAGAGCATCATCACCCTTATTGACAAGATCGTTGAAAGCAGAACGGCTCATCTTTTTAAAGACTGCATCAAACGTCTGTTTTTCAAATTTGCCGCCATCAATAGGTGTTTCTACTGTGACCGGCCACTTGTAGGAAGCAGTCTTCTTGAGGACGAAGGCCATGAACAGAGATCAGGTGAACACCAGCGAAGCTTCGTTGTTGCCAGCCGTGGTGGGCAGAGCCAGGTACGGCATGGACAGCGCGATTACGCCGTTAGTATCAGCGTAGCTGCAACCGGTGATGTCTGTCTGCGCTGCGTTCAGCGTGACAATGTTGCCACCGGTGGTTCCCAACACGAGGCTGGTAGCAGCGGTAGCGGAAGCAACGGCCTTGGCAAAGTAGTCGGTGGTGCCAACAGCGGGAGCTTCAATCACAGCCGTGCCACCGGGAGCGCGGTTGGTGATCAGCACTTCTTGAGAGCTGGCGGTCTCCTTGTACAGCACCTCGTTGTTCAGCGCCAAATCAAACGATTCAAGACGAGTTGCGGTCACACCGTGGAAGGTGGCCGTGGTCATGTTGGTGTCGTTGATCTCAACAGCAGCAGCTTGGTTGGCAACGGTGAACGAACCAGACAGGGCGGTGCCGTCAGGAGCGTTGTAGATGCCGATGAATTGGAAGCTGGCAACAGCAAACTGACCGGCGGTGTAGTTGAAGCTCACGGTGCCGCGAGCGCCGGTGATCTTGTGACGGGTGCCGTCGTAGAAGCAGTAGATCGTGGCAGATTCAAACGTGGTGCTTATCGGTGCATAAGTCACCGAGGTTGAAACCACAATTGTTTGACTCAAACCACAAGCCCTCAGCAGAGGACCAAAGGCAGGAGCGGTGCCAGCAGTGCCAGAGCCACCCAACTCAACATCAAAAGTCACGCTGACGCGCTTGTTGGCAACCAGAGTGCCACGGGTCGGATTGCCAAGGAATCCTTGATAGGTAGCCGCTTGAACGTTGTCCGATTCAATCGGAGTCACTTCAAGGTTGGTCACTTGAACCGCGTCAGTACCGCCAACGGGAACCGGATCAGTCCCGTAGGTTGTCTCAATCTTCGCGATCAGAAACTTCTTCCGAGTCAGTGCCATCGGTGGTAGGAGCGGCGGGTTCTGTAATCAGTGTAAGCTTCCCAGACTTAGGGTCAAACAAATAGCTGCCGCCCACTCCGGGATTGGGAACTTCCCTTTCAATCTTAGCCATGATGTTAGGCGCTGGTTAGTGAAGTCCTGCTCGTGCGATACCGCACAAGGAAGTCTTGGCTAATGATACCCAAAGGCACATCAGCTTCATAAAGACTGAAGTCAGTACGGTCAGGTGTCAAGTCAAGTGCATAACCGTTGACGGTTTGATCGGCCATCAATTTTTGATGCACCTGTTGCGTGTAGGTATCTGAATCGTCATCAGGGATAGCAGCGCGAACAAGGGTGGTGATCCTGACCCGCATCGTCCAATCCAACTTGTCGTAAAAGTTGGTGTCAATCGGTTGATCGTTGACCGGCTCCACAATGACGGCAGGCACCTCTCCGCGTGCCAAAGGCTCCACGCGGCTGCGATAAACCGTTGCACCGGTGATGCTGCTCAGGTTGCTCGCGATGCGAGCAAGGATTAACTCGCGGCGTGTGTCAGCCATGATCAGGCAGAGGCGACTTGAACAACGGTGCAGATGATGCCCGGAATGCTCGGACGAGCGAATGGACTGGTTTGTGCGGCCTCAGCGTGAATGTAGGCAGCAATGTTTGATGTTGCCCAGATCAGCTCCAAATAATCGTTGGCAACCAGCGGCAATACAAAATTAACAGTGCCAATTACGTTGCCAGGAGTGCCACCATGGCTTGCAATAACACTGAACTTGCTGTCGCTAGCAGGTACATCGCCAGCGGCGCCACTGTTGTTTTTGCGGAACCAAACATTCACGTCATGAATACTGGTGTCTGTGTTGCTGAATTGAATTGAAAAAGTCAGGCTATAAATTCCAGCGTGTTCAACAGTAATGCGTGAATTTGAAACAACCCGAACGCCTCGACTTCCAGTATCACGCTGTCTCAGATAAATCTCGGTTGGCGTATTGGCAGTTGCGGTTTGCGAGGTCTCGTCCCAAAACGAGCCCCAATAAGCAGGAGCAGAAAAATACGGAAGCCGGCTCCAAGTTGAAACACCATCTCCGATTTTGAGATTATTTGTTTGTGTCTCAATGGCGGCTTCACCTGGAAGCAACACAGGATTCAGTGCCGCCCAATTCGCTCTGCTGTTGACTTTGAAGACGCTGCTCATGACCTCAAAGTCAGACTTTGCTCAATAGTAGTTCTGAAAAAACACCGTCATCAACAGGGCGATTCTCACGCACGGTGTAAGACACGGAATCGACCGTAATAGAAGTGCCGCGAGCGGCAGTGCTGACATCAGAAGTTTTTGCCGTAAGCAAGTACTCCCGAGACAACGCCATACCGCCCGCGATCACATCCATAGGCGAATCCAGAATGCCAAGAAACGCAGTACCAGCACCGATTTGGCAGGTAACGCCAAACTCGTTCAGGAAAGCATCTGGCAGTTCAGGAAACGCCATCAGGATCAGTTGCCGTACTTCTTGCTGTAAACCAGCGAGACGCCGTACACAAACACAGGAGTGGTGCCAGCTTGAGTACCGACAGCACGCACATAACGGCGCACGTCGTTGGTGTTAATGCTGATCTTCTCGAAAGCAGCAGCAGCGCCAGTCACCTCGGTGAAGGTTTTACCGGTGATGTCTGCCCAAGCAGAGTTATCAGCAGAATCCTGAAGCTTGACGTTCAGGGTAGGAGTGGTGCCGCTACCAGCTTCGCAATCGAGGATCACGATGGCTTCGCCTTCAGCATCGTTCGAGCCTTGCAGGTCGAAACCGGTGCCGGTGGCGGTGGTGGTGCGGGAATCAGCAGCCAGAAGGCTCTGGATGTAGGTCTTAGACCCGAGGTTGTGGATCATTGGTCTTTCTCCGTTTAAGAGCGGGTTTGCTTTGAACAGGATCCGGCTGCTCGTCAGCCGTTACAACAACTTCCTCGATGATGGGAGCGGGAATGGCCTTCTGAATACCGATCAACAGCAGAGCTGATTTTTTATCGGTTTCTACGTAATCACCAACTTTTACCTGCTTGAGGTCAACGATGGTGTCACGCAGCATCTGAATGCGCATTACCCGCTCCGTAATCATCAGGACAGCTTGCAGATGGACTCAGGATGACGCACGGCCACGTCATAGTCCTGCATGGCCACCACACGCACGGTGCCGGAAGCGGAACCGGTGTAAGGATCAACCATGATGTCCAGACCGCTCCAGAAGCCGATCAGGATGTCGCTGAAGTTAGCGAACACC